TCAGTCATCATTTTCATCTGTGCGACTTTAACTTCCATCTCACGATCCATCATATTGCGCTGTTCTTCTAATTGGAATTTAAGCTGGTTCTCTTGGGCTTGGTACTCTTGTTTAGCCTTCTCCAGTTCCATCTGCATCTGCATCTTTTGTTGCTCCATTTGCATTTCCATCTGCATTTCAGCCTGTTTAGCTTGTGCTTGGGCTTGCATCTTGGCTTGTTCCATCTGCATTTGCATTTCCATCTTCTGTTGTTCAGGTGATGGTGGCTTTGGTTGGCCTTCTGCTGCTTTGGCTTGCTGACGGAACTTATCTGCGGTTTCGTCAATCAATCCTTCTAAGCCTTTACCAGCTTTAAATGCGGTTACGCCAAACTTGAGCATCTCAACTAGCATTGGGGTAAGTTCAGGTGTAGCTTGTGCGGCTGGTACGGCTTGACTTAGGAATCCGCTAACTGCGCTCAAGAACTCCATGCGGTCTTGCTTTTCTTGCTGCTCATCCTGATAAATCATGGAATCTGTAGTCACTTCGATACGGAAGTTCTTAGCAGGTTCATCTTTCAAAAGCATCAAGGCTTGGGGGATCAATTGCTGATCTTGTGGGCTTAGTTGCATTGCACCACTAATCTTGATAATGGTGTCATCGGTAAAATGCTGGCAAATAATCTGTGCTTTGATCTGTAGCAAGGTAGTAGCAAAGTTCACTACTTCATGCTGCATTGTCTTTAAACGCCCTGAAGCGTTGTTCGACTTAATAATCTGTGCGCCAAGGGTTTCATTCGGATCGGTCTGACCACGCTGAATATCAGCAATGCCCATGATCTCGTAGATTTGACCCTTAACTTGCTCCATAGCCTGATAAGCCATGTTTAAGCCTTCAGCAATCGGTTTAATGTCTACAAGGTTAATAGCCCCTGCAAGTCCACCTTTTTCGCTAAATGCACCGTAATTCTTAACTGGTAGCAAAGCGTTGTTCTCGCCTTCAGTAAACAAACGGGCAAGACTTGGCTCTGCCGCATCGTAAACACCTCGTACTTTAAGGGCTTGAATAAAGCCATCAATGCGATCTGCCAGCGTGTCTAGCTGTCTTGCTTGATCTTGGTACAGTACAAAGTCAGGTACAGGGATTAGGCTGTCTGTTGTCAGGGTAGAGAACATGGGTTTTGGGCAAGGCCAAAAGTTCTCAAGTTGCAGGGGATCGTCACGGGTATCAAGAATCTTACCCATTGACTTGGATAACCAAATCACTTGACCAGTCGCTTTATCCCAAATTTCATAAATCAGGGCTTCCCGTGCCATTTCACCCATCTTTTCGTTAAATGCTTTGGATGTTTCAGGCTTGGTATCTAGCGGAATCTTACCGCCTAGTTCTTCGCCAAAGCGTTCAACAAGGGCAGGGCGTTCCATATAGACTTTGCGCCATACTGCGGTTACTTCTTCCCATGTACGGGCAACAGTCAATCCAAAGTCACGCCAGTAAACATAGTCGACTGGAGCGCACTCATACTCAATACGCTCTTGATCTTCACGGTAAATGCCGCCTTCGGTTTCAGCTTCGTCTGTATCTTCGGTTACTTGAAAGCCATCTTCGGGCGCACCTTCACCCATTCCACCAGCTTCACCAGTAATATGTGGCTCGTAACGAACCCATGCTGTACCACGACCACCAAGTAAACGGTCTTGTACTGCTTGCTTCATTGCGCTGGCATAGTCACCATAATGCTCAATTTCGTACTCTAATGCCCGTTCTAGCATCATTGATGCTACACGACCAATAGGGTCGTTATCACGGAATCTACGGCTTACATCGGGTCTTGGTAATCGAGCAAATACCGCGGGGGTAATGGTTTGAACATTGCTCCACAGAATATTAAACTTAGCGGTTGGATTGTTGCGGCTGCGTGATTCGTCACGGTAACGCTTGACGATCTTATCGGCTCTGCCTTCCCATTCTTTGAATGTACGCTCGTACTGCGCTATGCAGTTATACCAATCTTCGTATGTATGATCCATGTTAATCCTTAGGTAAAGTTACCTACTGCTATAACTTCTGCACCTGCGCCAGTAGTTACTTTCCAAGCACCAAGTTTAGAAAAAGTATTCATTTCAATGGAATAAACACCGATTGCAGTATTAGCGGCTACCAATACATGAGATGTATTATTGTCTAACAGGCTTACAGTAGAAGTAGCTGTAGCGGATACAGTAATGACTAAACGGTGTAAATAATCACCTGTAGCACCAGTTGTGCCTAATACTTGGGCTGTTTGTGAAGCTGCTACATGCTCATAGGGTAGTGCAAAGGTTGCGGCTGCTGTTGTCATTTAAATTCTCCTGTTAATTACTTTGGGGGTTTCTTTCCACATTTCGTTCAAAGTTACATCCGTTTGCCCAATATGTAGTCCTTTAATGCGGTCATCTTTGAGGATAGGGCTTTCTTCGTCTTTCCATACAATGCTGAGATAGCGGAACGCATCCGCTGAGTGGCTTGTCCAATCGTGCTTCGGGCGATCTCTAAATACTTTTTTATCATCATCCCACTCTCGTTGATATTGACGCAAACATTCGATTAATTCTTCACATCTATTATCAAACCAAGTGCGAGTTAATGCAAGTCGTGATGCTTGTATTCCGTCTTGAATTGACAGATTTGGTACGATTTTTAGATATTTTATGTCAATTTTTGCAGATATTTGCTCAATTATGCTCTTGCCACCGCTTGCTAGTGTTTTTGCTCTAGCGTCATGAGGTAGCCAATGAGTGCCATATTTGTACCCAAACTCATCTTCCTTTTGAGCCAGTAAACCTGTGTAATAGGATATTGGCTGACCATTGCTTGAGTGGTGATCCAGCACCCGTATTTCACCGTATACCACCTGAAACCAAATAATTGCCGTTGAATCGTTATACCCCAAATCCCATACCGTGTTGCAGGGGAACATGGGGTCATAGTCTATGGTAGTGATACGCTCAAGATCGGTGATTCTACGCATCTCCTGCCCGTAATACGCACCTAGTATGGCAGCTTCAAAGCTACATAGAAACTCTTGCTCATATTGGTTATCAGACATTGTTGCCTTGGCATCGTCTAGTTCTGACTGCGCCAGCAGGTTGGTTTGGTCTGCCCGTAGCACTTTTACATACCAATTTGGCTTTTTAGTGGCTTCGTTGTATATATCGTAAAAGGCGTTGTGGCCCTTTGGCGTACCAATAAAAGTGGCCCAGCCGCGGCGGTCTGCTAATAAGGGACGAATAATCTCACCCCAAACGCTAGGCTTCATATCAGCCATTTCGTCCATCACTACGCCATCTAGGAAGTTGCCTCGGAGTGCATCAGGGTTATCAGCCCCAAATAGTCTAATCCGTGCGCCATTGACCAATTCCACCCATAGTTCAGACTGATTAGCCTTAGTCATAACTGGCTCGGAAAAGCGTTCCAAATACCGCCAAGCCACTGATTTAGCCTGACTGTAAAAAGGGGCTATGTAAGCGTACTGGGCGTGGGGCTTGTTTTCTAGAAGGGCTTTGACGATTAGGTCGTTAATACAGGCTACGGTCTTGCCACAACGCCTGTGAGCCACGATTACTGCCCAGCGTTCCTTACGGCTGTGGAAGTCCTCAAAAACGCTTCTAGGGCGGTATTTGAGCTTTATATCCCTACTCATCTGCCCAAGATATTCTTAGGTCTGTGCCATTAGCCCCAGTTACCTCGTTTACTTGCGTTTCTTTCCACCTTGCCCGTGTCTTTAGCCAAAATATAGCGGCAGCCGTATTACCTTTCTTGGCTTGGCTAAACAGTGTCCCAGCAATGGCGGCATTGGCATCTATACGCCCTTCATCTAACTCATCCTTGTAATACTTAACCAGCGTGTCGGCACTAATCTTTAGCCTTGTGGCTATGTCCTCATGTGGGCAACCTAGCGCAGAAAGGCGTTTAACCTGTTCTTGCGTAGCTTCTGTCGGTATATGTTGTTTTCCTTGTGCCATTTTATAACTCCGAAAGCACAGCTTTTTTGCCAGTAAAGTCTTCCCAACGCTTAACGATTACATCGCAGTATTTAGGGTCTAATTCCATTAAACATGACTTTCTGCCTATTTTTTCAGCAGCTATCATAGTTGAACCGCTACCACCAAACAAGTCCAACACAATGTCCGAGCCTTTGGTGTTGTTTAATATTTGGTATTCCATTAGTTCTACTGGCTTCATAGTAGGGTGCAAATCGCTTTTTGATGGTCTTTTGCACTCAATGACGGTCGTTTGCTTTCGGTCTGCTGCCCATAGGTGTGCTGCACCTTCTTTCCAACCATAAAGGCAGGGTTCGTGCTTCCAGTGGTAATCAGACCTACCAAACGCTGAGTTGTCTTTATTCCATATAAGTGTTTGGCGTACTTTCCAGCCCATATCCCTAGCTGCGCCCCTAAAGTTGTAGCCTTCTGTATCTGCGTGCCATATGTAAAATACAGCCCCAGCCTTCATAACAGCGTTGGCAGCTATATAAACATCTTTTAAAAATTGCCTGAACTCCTCATCTGCCATTTCATCATTTTTGATTTGTTCCCGCTTTTTGCTGCCGCCTTCGTAAGCGATGTTGTATGGCGGGTCGGTTACTAGCTGGTCTGCTAGTTGCCCATTCATTAGCTTTTCAACCGAATCAATGCTTATGCTGTCACCGCACATAAGTCTATGATTTCCAAGAATATATATATCGCCTAGCTTGGTTTTAGGCTCTTCGGGTACATCAGGCACAGCGTTTTCATCTGTTAAACCGTCAGTGCCTTCAATTACATTTAGCAGGGCATCTAGCTCTTTATCGTCAAAACCTGTAAGTGTTAGGTCAAAGCCTTCGTCTTCTAGGTCTTTTAGCTCTAATGTAAGGAATTCATTATCCCAACCAGCATTCATAGCCAGTTTATTGTCAGCAATGATGTAAGCCTTCTTTTGGCTTTCAGTCATATCTGAGCAATCAATTGTAGGTACTTTATCTAACCCTAGCTTTTGAGCGGCCATTAGTCTGCCATGCCCAGCGATAATGCCTACCCCGTCTACCAATATAGGGTTTCTAAAGCCAAATTCTTTAATGCTGGCCGCAATTTGCCCTACTTGTTCAGGGCTGTGGGTTCTGCTGTTTTTTGCGTAAGGGATTAGTTTATCAACAGCGACTTCATTTATTTGCATATTTAACCAAGTAGTTAGTTAATGATGCTTAATTCTACTACTATTTGACCTCTTTATCCAAGTCTTTAAGTTTGTTAGCAATCAGCTTCCTACGAGCAATGCGGTCAGCCTGATTCTTCTCTAATGTAGATTGATGCTCAGGTCTAAGCATGGCATCCTCTTTTTTATACTTGCGGCTCATAGGGGTAATTGGTGTCATTACATATCCTTCATCTTAGAAGCAATCATTTCCCTGCGGGTAGGCTTGGCAGTCTTAGCAGCATCTTTAAAGTCTTGTGCGCTGGGTCTGCCTTCAGAAACCTTTGTAGCCATCTTTTCGCCTGATCCCGCTTTGATGCGTTCCCGTTTGGCGTGAATATTTGCGTATAGTCCTTGTTTCATTAGCATTTCCACCTTGCTCTTGCTGCTTTTCCCCGTTCCCCTGTCCATCCTGCTGACCTAGCACAGAAACTATCGTGCCTTGGCCCACTAGACTGAGGTGCTTGTAAATTTGCGTTGTTCTTGGCGTTGTATGCTTTGCGCCCTGCTGCGGTCATACCTGCGCCTTCTTCTACTGACTGGTAATGACGCCCTTTGCCTTTAGTTGTCTTGGCAATAGGCTTATCGTGCTTTTCTACTGCGGCACGAATGTCATCCCTTCTACTCATGCTTTTTCTTCAATGTATTTAGCGTAGGCATCTTCTAGCTTGGCTTTGCGATCACCTTTGGCGTTTTCACGCTCAACGCTAAGTGCAATGGCTACGGCTTGTTTTTTAGGCTTGCCAGCTTTCATCTCAGTCTTGATGTTCTTGCCGACTGCTTCTGCGCTACCTGATTTGATAAGTGGCATAAATATCCTTTTATTTCAAGAACTTAAGTTTATAAGCAGTAGTGTTGATAAGGTCTGCGATCTCATCAATGATGTTTTGTAATTCGCTGTCTTGCGGCAAGTCTTGACGGGCTTCTGCCACGAACTTTTGCAAGGATTCCATGTAGCGTACTGGGTCTTTAGGCTGGTGGTACACGCTTGGGAAGGCAGTGAACTTACCGTATTTGCCCATATAGGATTCGGCAAAAGTATCGGTCAAATCTACGATGTTGTCATAGTATTCGGCAAGTGCGCTGTGCTTAGAAAAGCTGTCAGTTGACCAATGAAAGAAATGCGTATTGGTCGCAGAATGTAGTAATGTAGCTACAAATAATGCACAGTTTTCCATAAAAAAGCTCCTTTTACTTTATTTTATAACACTTTTTGGATAATTCCTAACGCTCTTATTGCGGCATCCACACTATCCACACGGCTTACAGCACCGCCTTTCCATTTACTCATAAATTCAAGTTGGTCAGGCGTGAACTTGGCTTTAGCATCTTTTTTTATTTCCATAAGCAAGGTTTCACCTGCAAATCCTACTAAAAGGTCAGGGCATCCATGTTTCATTGCAGCCAAAGACACTACCGTTGCACCAGCTTGTCGCAATGCAGCAACAATTTCTTTATGATTTGTGTCTACTCTTGCGTATGTCATTGATTATTCTTGATATTAAGTTAGTATTGGGAAACTTTATCATAAAGGATTTGATATGGGTCATCCAAATAAAAAGAAAGATCAAGAATTTATTGAACTTTGGAATAAATTAGGAAGTCCAACTTTAGTAGCACAAGCAACTCGCACAAATCCAAGAAGCGTATCAAACAGGCGAAATAGCTTGGAAATTAGATATGGCATTAAATTACCAACTCATAATTCGTTGCGTGATCCAAAAAAAGAAAAGCCAAAGAAAAGAGAACTAGCAGCGCACAATGTTCGCAGGGGCATTGATGTAGATAAAGTAAAACGGGTTATTGTGTTTTCGGATGCCCACTTTACCGATACAACAACGACAGCGTTTAAAGCGTTGCTGGTAATGATTAAAGAATTTAAGCCGCAGGTCATTATCTGTAATGGTGATGCGTTTGACGGGCAGATACTTAGCCGCTTTCCTAGCATTAACTACGATAAAAAGCCTAATGTCTTGCAT